ACCGTTAGACGAAGGAGCACCGTCACCAGATGAGGGTGGTGCTGGACAGTAAAAACTAACTCATCTCTAAATTGCATCTATGCAACGCACTGTATCTGAACAGACAAAATCCGTTGCGTCGCTCCATCCCGCCACGCGCACATCAAGTGCAAACGGCACGGGTGTAGACACGCTCGGCTTCGACAACGCCTGTCTCGTGGTCAATGTCGGTGACATCGACCTGGCGAGTGCCGACGAGACCTATACCGTCTCGGTTGAGGAAAGCGCAGACAACTTGACCTTCGCGGCGATTACTGGCGCAACCACGACAATGACGGCTGACAACACGCTCAAGAAAATCCAGGTCAACGGACTTGGCTCGGGGAGCCGCAAGCGGTATCTCCGCGCGGTGTTCACGCTCGCGGGCACCACGCCTTCGATGCCTGGCACGGCTGTGTTCAACCTCGGTCCCGCTCATTTTGCCCCGCAGCAAGCTCCTGACGTTTCCGTCTAGGCGCCGCTGTCCCTGCTCCCATCTTCGGATGGGGGCGGACCAGTATCGCATAGAATATGGCTATCCTCGCCCACGCACTCACGACTGTTGCCCGTGTCAAAGCACGCATGGAGATCACTGCGTCTACATGGGACAGTCTCATCGCCGAGCTCATCAACGGAGCGACGGATTTTATTGAGGGCGAATGTGGAGGGCGGCGCTTCAAGAGCACTGCCTACACAAACGAGGTCTACGATCGAGAAAAAGATCAAGAGCTGATGATGCTCCGCAACTGGCCTGTGACGACCTTGAGCGCTGCCCAGTACCGACCTGGCTCCATCTCAAGCCCGAGCTGGACCAGCATCAACGCCGACGATTATCAGCTCGTCGAAGATGGCAAGTTCGGGGTTGTTGAGGTCAACCTGGAGCTCTACGGTCGCAACACCGTGCGCTTCTCATACACGGCTGGATACACGATTGACTTCTCGACGGCCTCTGGGCACCTGCCCTACGAGATCAGCGACTTCTGTGAGCGTCTGGCAGTCTGGGCTTTCAAGCGCCGCAACAGCGATGGCAAGGTCTCTGAAGCCTCACAAGAGGCAAGCCATAGCTGGCGCGAGGCCATGTCGAAGGATGACCGCACCATGTTGCTGCGGTACGCCCGCACGTCATTCCTTTGATATGGCAAGCTACCAGATCGAAATAAAGAATCTGGATGCGTTGCGTGCTGCTTTCAAGAAGTCGCCACAAATCACGGAGAAGTATCTGCAAAAGGCTGTTGTCGCCTCGACAGCCGAGGTGCAGAAGAACGCCACCAAGAGCACGGTGCCATGGCGTACGGGCAACCTCGTCCAGTCGTTTGGCAACGGTATCGTGATCGGGCGCTTGATCGGTCGTGTGGGACCTACGGCCTCATACGCCATCTTTGTCCACGAGGGCACGAAAGCCCACGTCATCAGACCCAAGACTGCCAAGGCGCTGTTCTGGCCTGGTGCAAGCCATCCAGTCAAGTCAGTCAACCATCCAGGGACCAAGGCCAATCGTTTTATGCTCAAGGTCGCTGACAAGGCAAATCAAGACATCCAACGTCACTTTGAACGCGCAACAGAGCTGGCGGTGAGGGACATCGCATCTCGCGCATAAACTCTATGTCATGGGTATCCATCCGAGCTAAGGTCAACACTCTCCTCAACACGCTTGTGCCAGCAACGCTTGGCCTTGTGTTGAACGGCGAACAGTTCCAGGAGAAGGACGAGATAAGCGCATGGCCTGCTGCCGAGATCGTCCGCCTAGGGACAGAGCCGACCTACCTGGACAACAGGAGCGATCTGCAAGTCTACCTGTTCGAGATCAGGCTGTATCAACAGCTCCAAGCCATGCAGACGGCCTCGGTTGAGACGAGCATGGATGCGGTTGTGGATACGGTGATGACGACGTTCCTGAACGACATCCACCTCACGGGCTCGCTTGAGCCTCGGATGCAGCCAATCGCAGGAACGCCATCGGTTATATCGTGGAATGGGCAGAGTGTACGGCGCGACATCATCACGCTGCGCTGTCCGAAGATCACATCCATGACCTAGCGTGATATACTCCCAATAGATATGCAGCACGACATCGAAAACAAAGCGATTGGGCAGCCTCCTCATTCCAAGTCAGAGGCGAAGCGTTTGGATATCCAGGCGCCTTTGTCTGAACCCCAAGAGTTCCAATTCTCGGGGGACGGGAAAAAGCAGCCCATCACTATCAAAGCAGCTACCCGCGAGGAAGCGATCGCTGCCTATCAAGATTATCTCCAAACCCTCTAACCTATGGCAAAATACTCTGGCGATTTGGTCGAGATCGGCATTGGCCGAGAGACCACGCGCGGCACCGCCGTCGCGCCAACCTACGGCCTGAAGTGGTCCGAGCTGTCCCTGGTGGACATGACCATGATGGCACTTGATGAGAGCCGCAGTGGCATCATCGAAGATAGCCGCAACAGTCACGTTGTCGGAACCTTTGCAGAAGGCGAAATCAGTGGCCCTGTTCGGGACCAATCCATCGGCCTCTTGCTCTACTCCCTGATGGGTACGCTTACCTCGGCAGTCGTTGAAACGACGGCCTACGAGCACACCATCAACGTACAGGAAGGAAACCAGCACCAGAGCTTGACCATCCATAAAAAGGAACCTAACGGCGGCTTTGACCATCCTCTTGGTGTAGTCAACAGCATGGAGTTCACCGCCGAGGTGGATGACATCCTGCGCTTCACGTCCAGCGTGCGCACCAAATCCCGTGCAACACAGGTGCGCACTGTTACCTACACGACCGAGAACGTCTTCCGTCCGCAAGATGGCTCCTTCAAGATTGCAGCAAACCAGGCGGCTCTTGATGCAGCGAGCGCGGTCAACATCCGCAGCGCGAAGGTCAGCATCAACTCGAACGTGGAAGATGACCGATCACTCGGCGCAACGGCTCCGACAGATATCATCAACCGCCTTTTTGCGGTCGAGCTGGAGGTCGAGATCGTGGTCAGCGATAACACCTACATCACGAGCTTGCTGGCTGGTGACACCAAGGCTTTGCGCCTCGACTTCACCAACACGGCAGTGACGATCGGTGCCTCTACTAACCCGCGCGTACGCTTCGACGTGTACAGCGCCATCTTGCAGGAAGCGACGCCAGAGTATTCTGTCGGCGAGCTCACCCTTCAAACGCTCAAGTACAAGGCAGTGTTCAACGAGACGAGCAGCAAGATGCTTGTGGCCTATGTTCGCAACTTGGTCACCTCCTACTAAACAAAATCTATGGTATCTCTCATTGACGAGGGGATGCTGAATGACGCGGTACTCAACGGCTTTGCGAACACCATCCTCATCGAAGTCGGCAAGCGTTGGCCTAAAATCCCGCTTGATCCGACCAACAAAAACCAGGTCAAGGCAATCTCGGCAGCTCTCTGTCTCGTGCTGGCTGTGGTAAACGCAGGCATGAGTGGCAACCTTTCTGTTGACGCCATTGGCACCAGCATCCGCTACGTCTTGCGCCTTTGGGTCATGGGATGGGTCATCAGCCATGCGGCCTACCAAGCGGCTCCTGGCCTGCAAGCGCCCAAAACACCGTCAGCCTAGTGCACTATGGTGGAGGAGATCGCAAGCGCATTGTCTTCTCCCAATCTCATCCAAGCGGGTGGGATTGTCGTTGCAATCCTTCTCATTGGCCTCATGGTGTTTGTGATGCGGATCCAGATGCAGATGGTGGCGCTTTTCGCCGAGCACAACAAACAGATGGCAACCCAGGCACAGGAACAGATCACCGCCTGCAACAAGGAGACGGTGAGTGCCATTCGTGAGAGCTCACAGGCCAAGGTGAAACTGGCAGAGAACCTTGCCACGCACACCAAGACTATTGAGAGCTTTCATCACCTGCTGGAGCGTCGTTTGTGACTTGTCCACAGGGTCAAAAACCCCTAGCGTTAGCGTTTTGTGCTAAAATCAGGACATAACTCAATAACTCGAATCTATGTACGCATACATGAAGCAGCTCGTCGTCGATGGAGGCGGAAAGTTCTCCGTCTGCAAACTTCAAGCTGAAACGGAGGAAGCTCTAAATGTCAAGCGGGATGTCTACCTTGCCGATGACTGGCAGGATGCGACCGAAGCGGAATACCATCAGCAATTTGCTGGACGCACCGCGCCTGTGGAATCCGCAGAAGACAAGGCTCTCGGTGAAGCTCCAAAGGCCGAGGAACCCAAGGAGGAAGCTGCTGCGCCTGTTGAGACCTCTCCAGACGCCCAAGGCTAGGTATGAACAAGGCAGAGCTCATCAACGCGCTCGCCTTGAACACGAACACAGACAAGCGCACTGTGTCCCGTATCGTTGAGACAGTCTTCGACGGGATAGCAGCGCACCTACAAGCGGGTGGAGAGGTGTCACTGGTAGGCTTTGGCACGTTCTCCACTCGTTTGCGTAAGGCCAGGATCGGCATTGACCCGCGAGACCCGACAAGGCGGATCAACATGCCGTCGGTGCGAGTTCCAAAGTTCAAGGCAGGGTCAAAACTCAAAGCACTTGTCCGCGAGGGCACAGTGCCAACTTTGTAATATGCCAAAAACAATCCTGCGCTCTCCTCTTGAGCGCATCTTCATCACCCAGGTCTTCGGCGTGAACCCTGCCATTTATGGCAAGTTCGGGCTTCGAGGACACAATGGCGGTGACTTCCGCACAGCTTTCCCCAACTTCACCCCGAAAGGGCACATGCACTGCTTCTCCATGAAGCCAGGCGTGGTCATTGAGGCAAGGAATCAAGACATCTACATCATGGGCATCAGGGTCAAACGCAGCGGGTATGGGCTCCACTTTCGCGTCAGGCATGACGATGGCTCTCAATCGGTCTACGGACACATGGAGAAGCTCTACATCAAGGTTGGCGACCGTGTGAGCACGGACACCATCTGTGCGCTCACAGGCAACTCTGGATTTTCCACAGGTCCGCATCTCCATGTGGGATACAGACCACCAGGCTGGGAAAAGATGCTCAAGAATGGATTTGCTGGGTACGTTGATTTTCTCCCTTTTCTAGTCAAACGATAATCTATGCGAGACACCAAAACATTTACAACGCCGAGCGGCAAGCCGTTCGTGCTCAAGACCTACCTCACAGCCCGCGAGGTGCGCGAGGTGCAGGCTTCAACCCTTCGCCATGTTCACTTTTCACAGGAAATGGAACCGAAGCGCGGCGGTGGTATGGAGGTCAAACCCGTCCAGACATTCGACAGTGCCGCTGCTCTACAGGCCAAGGATGACGCCGTGATCCGTCTGGCGGTCGTTTCCTACGATGGAAGCGAGGAGACCATCCTGGACCGTATCCTTGACGGCACCAATGCTGATTATCAGTCAGTCTTGGCAGAAGCCAACAAGCTGATGGAGGACCCCACCATGCCGAAGTAGCAGATGCCTGGCGGCGCTACTTCGGCGGTCAGAGGGTATCGTTTGCGCCAGACATGCTTGCTGTCATCATCTGCGAGCGCTTTGGCTGGACACTGGATGAATACGAAAAACAACCCTGGCGTTTCATTGAGAGCATTATCACGATGATACAGGCCGAGGCAGAAGAACAGGCACGCCAGCAGAAGAAGTCACGGATCGCCTCAAAAGGCACACCCGCGTGATACGGCTCGCGCAACATCCCACTTGAATGGGAGCGGAACGGGGACATCAACAACGTCCTCGTTTTGCATATAAAAGCCCAACCGTGCGTCACGGTATACGAGGATGCCTTTGATCCCGCGCAAGGGTATGCGCAGTTCTGACTTGAAACGGGGACGGACGACAAGATGCGTTGGCTCCAATTCTATTGAGCCCGCTTCGCCTTCCCACTGCTGTGCTTTATTGGATGCGATGCACTGCACACAGCTAAATGATACAATGAGCCGAGAAGTATGGCTACACAAACAGACCTCGCAATCGTTATCAAAGCCCGTGACGAGGCATCCGCTACCCTCGGAAAAGTGGGAGGGAAGCTAGACGGCCTCGTTGGAATTGCCTCGAAAGCAGCCACAGGACTGCTCGCAGTCGGTGCTGCGGCAGGTGGATTGGGTTTTGCTGCCCTAAGCGCCGCAAGCGACATGGAGCAGCAAGAGGTTGCCTTCAAGACCATGCTGGGAAGCGCGGAGAAGGCTGACAGCTTCCTGCGGGAAATGACGGCTTTTGCTGCCAAGACGCCGTTCGAGCTCAAGGGGCTCAATGATGCCGCCAAGAGCCTCCTGGCCTACGGATCGAGCCAGGAGCAGGTCTTGCCACAGCTCAAGTCACTTGGAGACATCGCCGCTGGTGTCGGCATGGAGAAGCTGCCACAGCTCATCACAGCCTTCGGACAGGTACAGGCTGCAACCGTTCTGACGGGTGGAGAGCTGAAGCAGTTTACAGAGGCAGGCGTCCCGATCATTGACGCTCTTGCCCAGCATTTTGGTGTCTCGGCTGCCAAGATCAAGGAAATGACGAGCGATGGCTTGATCGGCTTCCCTGCGGTCCAGGCGGCGCTCGCGTCTCTTACTGGCGAAGGCGGCAAGTTCAACGACCTCATGGCAAACCAGAGCACAACGCTGGGCGGTCTCATCTCAACCCTCAAGGATAGCTGGAACCTGTTTTTGACACAGCAAGGCAAGCAGCTCATTGACTGGGCAAAGGAGTTCATCAAGTGGGTGACGACAATCGTCACGGACGTA